AATAAAATCAAATGCCGTGGCTGATGTATATGTTCTCCGCACCTGACCATATAATGTCAGGTCACTAATATCAAGAGGATCAGAAGTGCTCTCGTCCTGCAATGTCACGATGGTTGCAAAATCGGAACCCTGGTCAACAAATAAGTTTGCGTATGTAGCCATGGTACTATTTATAAATCATGCGACCTGCAATTTCCAACTCACGTTCAGAAACTGCGAGGGCTGTTTGTTAAATGGCTCAGAAAACACTGTTCTACACACCAACTTATCTTCAGCATCAAAAAGACCAACTTCTCGAATATCGCCAGATCCGATACCTTCAGGAAATGTTGCAATAAACACAACAATGTTATTATCTTCTATTTCAGTAAATAACGTATTTGTAATTGATGTCTGAGTTGTAAGACCAACATCCGAAGCCAATGGTGTATCAGAACCAGAACCAATTGCAACCTGACGGATAAGAGGTTCATCAGCATACGCAATTCGTCTTGCAAGAATATTTTTGCCAGTATCGACAACCAGATTAGGCTGCTCGATTGTTTGTATAAGCTGAGGGCCCTCATAAAGATGCGCGGTTACATGGCCCGAAACTGTGATTCCTTCGTTAATCATTATCAAGTTTCCTTAATATTGTTGACAACATGTCTTTAATATCCGATACCTCACTTTCAAGAGAATCTTGTCTTTTTTCCATTTCACGCATTTCATTCATCTGTTTTTTACGGCGACGATATGCTCTTAATTGAGCATCGTCTGTTGCAATAACAGCCCTTGTCGTGTCGTCCTTTACCAATGAGGGATGATCTTTTATTTTCTTTATCTCAGACATTAAATCATCATCGCAATGGTGCGGAGTCGTTTTACAACAGGATATTTACTTGTATTTGACGCGCGGAGAACCAGTTTAATCGCATATTTATCAAATGTTTTAAGATATTCTCCGTCAATTTCATAACGCAATACTCGATCTGCAGGATCACGATTATCTGAATCATCAAGAGGCGTAAAGAAATACTCTCGAAGAACATCTCCATTTGGCCCTGCACCATTAATCTTTTTCCACTCAAGGTCATCAAAATCGCGTGGATCATCAGAATTTTGAATTTTATAGAATACCGAAACAGACGCACCTTCCGGAACTTTTGCATCAAGGAACACCACGAGGTCCTCAGCCGGTAGTGCCAACGAGATCGGTTTTGTAAAATATCTTGCTCTGTTATTACCGGTATTATTAATCTCGTCAGAAATATCCTCATTATTAATATCATAATCAACAAGAATTGATGATATTTTGTCCGCATCAATAATTGGTGATACGTTCGGATTATCTGTCGAGAAATTGCAAGTCAAAACGAGTGATTTATTGCCTTGATTTGTACTCAGTTCATTTGATTTACTCAGTACGGTTAATTCCTCTGGTGGTCTGAAATCTCTATTTTCCTTAACCGTTCTGACGATATTACCACTTGGCCCGGACATTAGGACGGACCAATTTGTAGTTGTTCCCGAAAAATTCAGTTCAGATACTCTGGCCTGGTACACATTTACATTATAATCAAGAATATCAGTAATTGTTGCCTGTGTATCCGTATCCGTTGCGGAAATTGTCATGTCGGATTTAAAGAATCCAGTAGATTCACGGATAATAAGTTCACCAAGAATACTTTTATCGACAACACCAGTAGCCTGATTTACTGCATCAATAGTCCAAGTATCTGAGCCAAATTCAACAGTGTCACCCACCTGGACAATTGACTGATAATCAATTGTAATTGTGTCATTCAGCACCGACTGAACAACATAGGTATTACCAGCAATTGTAACAGACGAACCTTCGGTGATATTTGAAACAGGGGCAGTACCTGATAGGGTGAGCGTATAATCACCAACAATAGGTTCACCGAATCCAGGCAAACCGTTTGTATAGTCCGTAACAGTAAACCGATCTAAGTCATCATTCGTAAACGTGACAGTCGAATTGGCACCAGTTTCGAATTCGGCAAAATAGATATTGACCTTAAAATCTTCTTGTTGGTGAACTGACCAGGTCGAATTATTTGATGACGAGAATACGACACCTTCGCCCGGTTGTTCGACCACACGTGCTCCTGTTGTAATGTCAAAGTCACCAAGTTCAGACACCCATAGCTCAAAATCGGTCGATGCCCTGTCGGGAATTAACGTAACAGCATACTCAGTTTTGTCCTGAAGATAGATAGGATTCTCAAACCGAACCTCTGTTGAAGCAGTCGCATCCTCGGACACGTTAATATCTGAATTTTCAATTCGCTGTCTCGAAAATGGCACAACCGTTTTACCCGGTACACCATTCTTCATATTACGAACTTCGACGGTGACACCAAGTGACTCAGCCTTTGTTCGGAAAAAGAAATCAAAGCCCGAAAGGAACGCACCGCCATCCTGCTCAACATAAAAACTATATGACGTAGGATCACGGAGAACTGAACCGATCAGCTGATCTGTTGTACGAGACTCGGTCCGAACCTCCTGTACAAGCCGAGGAGCCTCGGTCGAAATAACAGTGCCCTCTTGCTGAACAGAAAGACCGTTTGCCGTATACTCTGCCTGAGCACGCGACGTAATAAAGTCCTCACGATTCTGAGGATCATCAACAATTTCAAGTGTCCTCTGACCTACGTTAAATGTCTCTGCAGGGATACGAAATACAAAGTCCACATTGCCGTTGGCATCGGAAATAATCTCTGAAGGAATGCAATTATCAGTAACGTCAGTACCATCAAAGAAAATATAATACTGAGTATTACCTTTTAAATCAACGGCAGTGACGTTGATATCGCGCTGGCGCATGAATGGTATGAGACCGACATCAACAATCCGCTCACCGAGAGCATTCTGTTCTGTTTCTGTCTGAATTTCGTTAGTTCTGACGGTACGTTCTTGTGTTACTTCCTCAGAAATACCCCATACTTCGCGCTGATGCACCACACCGGCTGATGGATTATCGAACGTAACACCATCAAGAGTAAACTGCGATGAGTGATTCGAGCCGCTTACTGAGCCAAGCCTCGGCACACCTTCTGCCCGAAGATCATTAATCTCGGCGTTAGCGGCATTGCGTCCTCGGCGGCCACCACCGCGCCTACCGCCAATTTCTGTAATATCCCAAAGAACCTCAGACGAAATATTACCAGTTCGACCTACGGTATTCCACGAACCTTCCTCCGCGTCGAATGGTAAGAGATTACCGAGTTCTTCCCAGAATGCACGATCTGGACCAAGTGATACAGTCCGTTCAGGAAGTGTCTCGGTATCAACCCAGTTATCAAAGGACGGTGACAGTGTTGCCTGACCCTCCCAATTAAATGTCAACTCATCTGCCAGATTTCGTGGCTTTGTTGCCGCGACATTCTGAAAGTATGCCTTGTTGGTATAAGGTGCACTGAAAAGCATATGTTATGTATCTCTGTTCGTATTATTAAATGACTGAACGGTCATACCAATTGCACTTGTTTTATTTGCCGGCACAAGTTCACCTTTACCTGGATTGACTGCAATATTATAACCATTCAGCTTATAGGCGCCGACAGAATGATCAATAAATGGATCAACAAAAAACCCATTCTTAAATCTATCTTGATCATTTTCATCAAGGATCTTTAGATCGTTGGTGTCCTTTTCAAGTAAACTGAGTGTTGTATAATATTCGACATTTTCAACCCGCCGCTCAAGTGACCGGATATCAGAAAATGTATATCTACGATTATTTATTGTGTTTACATCAACAGCCTCAAGATCCTTACCAATTTTCTTAGCAAATTTGGGTGCAAGTGACGGATATGGAGATACTCGAATTGTTGCAATGTGCATTACATCGGTATCAATATTTGGTGTCAATGGACTCTCGGCGGAGTCAGATTTATATACGTTAAAGTCACCATTTTTATCAAGGGCAATAACCGCATAATAAGCAAGATAATAATGGAAATCAGCAATAAACAATCTGTCCGGAATCAGGTTTGTGGCTGCATTTCCTGATACCTCAAGGTCATTGGTTGCCGTTGGATTTTCCGTGGCACTTGTAGGACTGCTCGAAATAGTGATTGTTGTATCAGCGGTAGCAGCCTTTTTCTTTCGAAGATCAATCGAATCTCGAAGCTGAGTGCCTTCGTATGTTGGAATTTCCCATGTACGAATAGTATTAGGATCCTCGAGATCAGAATCATCAACAGGATAGCTGTCAATGGAAAAATAACCTTTACCCTGCGAATAATCATGCTCAAAGAAATCAAACACCACATATAACTTATCCGTTGCACTTAAAAATGCTCCGTTGGGTGTAATTGTTGCATGTTCATAGAATGTTGAACGCTGTCCGTCAGAAAAACTAAATCTATCGCTCAGGTCAGGATTTGATAACGAATACGAATCGCCGACATGAATTGAGCTAATTCTAAATACGTCAGCAACACCAAGCGAGTATGGTCCTGTCGTCCCATTAGGATGCGTGTTTGGATCAATCTTAACAACACGATTTCGGAGAAGATTCTTACGGGCTTCTCTTCCTTGGGTATTCCTTACTCTTACAATCACAATCGCGCTGGTAATATTTTCGTCAATTGTGACGGTCATTGTAGTCGGTGATCCAGTGACAGCGGATACAACCGGGTGAATTTCACCGGTATTATCAACAACAATGATTTCTTCCAACTGTGTTGCTGAAAGTGTGGTCGACGAGCCGTAAGGAAATACCTCGTTTGGTTCGGTAATTGTTACTGTTGCGCTTGGATCCCCGCCAAAATCCACTGGTATTCTTTTACGAAATTCGTATGACGTATCGATCGAGTCGACCTCGTCACGAATCTTTTGTATATTGGATTCTGGCAGCTTATAGATCAGAGGAAAAATATCTCTGTCATATATAATTGCTTCACTGTCCGAATTTAATTTAATATCGGCAAATGAATTACCGGTTGCAAGAGACTCAAGGAATAGTGATCTTGCGTCACCAGAAAATGTCTTACCAGGATTCATTTGAATATTAAACAAATAAATCAGATATTCTGTATTAGTACCATCCGAATCACCGATCTCGCCAGACTCATACTTAATTGCATAGAATCTGGCCGTACCGATTTCCGATCCAGGTGCAGCGGTTGCAGAAAATGTCTGATTTGTTACAGCCTGAGCCTCGGCGTCTCGAATTGAAATTTCACCACAGTCAGTACACCACGAACCGGCAACCTCGTCGACACGGACAAAGTTACCAACGTTGATTGTAAACGATTGATTATCGAGAAATTCAGTTTCGGTAGATTTATCAATCTCAATCTTTCTACCTGAAAGCTTTTCAATCTCGTAACCCTTTACGAAGGCCTTACCTGGCGATATATCGGCAACCAGTTTATTGCTATCTCCTCCCTGAGAGAGACTATATACGCCATTATTTGTGCTTGATTTTAAATGTTCTTTAACGATAACATTAAATCTGTCTGTTGTATAATGACCAGACTCGTCATATGTTCTTGCCGCAAGTTCATCAAGAAATTCATCAAACTGTGGTCGATCGTATTTTAATGTAACCTCGCCATCATTAATACGGTAAAGCTGGAGGAAACGATCATCGGCCTCAGCAGAGATATCCCGAACGGCAAGACCAAGAGAATACTTGAGTCGATGAGCACCAGGCGCGGCAAAATTAAATGTGCCATTTGCATTATCGAGGAGACTCTGATCTTCGTCAGATGTGATAATATTCTCAGATACAATAAAACCAACATCAGCAGTCGGCTCTTGACTGAATCCAGAAACAACGATCTTTGTATCAAGAAATCGGATGAACTGACCCTCGGCAAAAATCACACCTTCATCAATCTTAAAAATCGATCCTTTGCCGATAGGATCAGAAACATTAAATAGAGTATTTAACGTCTCGCCTGTTTCTACTATTGTAAGCTCTTGGTTTGGTGAGAATGTTTTAATCGACGAATCATTTGTTGCGGCAGAAGTATACCGCACCATAAAGGCTGACTCGTTATTTTCAACAAATCCAGTTACGATTGTTGCAGTAACCCCATTCGAGGCAGAAAGCGTCATGCCTTCATATGCCTCCTCGGTTACATCATTAAAATCAACCTTTACATAATCGGCAGAATTATTAATGTGAAACGCGCCGCCTGTTACGAGAGACCCATTTTGAAAAATATATGAACCGAATCTCGAAACCTGTTCTTGCAGGATTGTCTGAAGCTGATTTAATTCACGTGTCTGAACCGCAAAACCAGGGCGAAACAGAACACGGTAGAAACCCTTGTCTGGATTGTAATCATCCCAGTATGGATCTCTGTTTAGATTTATCGTCATTGCTAATAGTTCCTGTAATCAGTATTCGATGACAAGTGTTACGGTCTCGAGCTGAAGATCTTGTTCCCGAACAACCGGTTCTGTATTATTTATATAAAGAATCGTACCGGAAAATGGTGCAATATCTGGCGTTTGAATATCTGCAATTGTTGCAGTTGTACCCGATGAAAGGCCCCTGACATTTTCACCAACCTCAAACTCGAGGTCTGGTGCTATGGATCTGTCAACAAGCACTCGAACGGTTTCGTCATTAAATTTTGTTAACTCATTACCTCGCGCGCCGGATGATTCACCATACAGAACCTCATTCAGCTGAAAGTCCTCGTTTGATCCATCAAGTATAATTCGATATCTTGTGTCACCAATGAGACCTTTGAATTTCTTTGGTCCGTCCTCACCATCCGAATCACTTGCGCCGGCAGAATCAACGGCATTCTCACCAAAGGCGTGTGGATTTTCGATAATACCAATTCGGCGGAAATCATTCAGATCAATAAACGATGATTCACCAGACAGTCTGAGGTTAATCATTACGTTGTTTGCAAATACTTCCTTCTGAGGATCTGCTCCGTGGCCGTCAAGAGGTGATATGATAGGACGAAGCTGGCAGTCATTACAGGTTTCAGCATTATCAGAAACCAGAATTGCCTTTGCCTCGGTAAAATTGGAACCCTGACGAGCGGTGAATACCTCGGCATTGATAATCTCACCATTAAAGTTTGTTTCAGCAAATGCTCGGCATGATGACTGCACAATTTCAGCAAGACCATTTACGTAACCAGTGCCGCCAATCACCAGACGGAAATCGTCGATCTGACCAAATTCGTTGGTCGCGCCGATACCATAAGCATTTTGAGAAATACCGGAATCAGTAATCTGACGAATCGCAAGTGGAATACGGCTATCTGGTGCGTATGGATAATCAGTACCACCATCGATAACCGACGCAGTAAGAATACGGCCGCCAGACCCCTCAGATATTGACACAAGCGCCTGAGCTGTTGCGTTCTGGTCACCATCACCTTCGATGAATATCGGGATTTCTGTGTTCAGTTCAACTGATGCATTTGTATCATACCCTTCGCCGGCCTCCTCGATTGCAATATTATCGATCGTGCCCGGCTCGGCGAAGTCAACAACGTCTTGTTCAATAACAAGCGGAGCATATTCTGGAGCAATGAACTTATCGAGCAATGACTCGGAGATCGAGAACATGTATTTCCATTTGTAACCATCGGATTCAGACGAAACATCAAATGTCGTATGAATTGGCTTCACAGTCGATGGAGAATTATTATTATTTGAAATACACTTGTAAACTTTATTTTCGTCCGTTACGGCATAAAAATCCTTTGTAGAAAGGTCAACCGCATCATCATATTCGTCAAATACTCTATTAGGTGACCAAGGAATTCTTCTGAATGCAATCGTCACATCATCTGGAAGAATTCTTTTAATTCCATTAATGTCGTTCCAAATTTGATTTTCTTCTAACAGTGTATTCTGAACATCCGGCACAATTTCGTCGTCGTTCCACGGTGTTGTTCGACCTATGAAAACATAGACAAAATTATTTTCGGTAATGATGTTATCAAAAAAATCGGTAGCGTTCCGATTTCTAAAATTTGATAATAGTCCAATCTTAGCCATAACTTATCCGTCGTTGTTTTGTATATTGGATTCGAGCGCGAGCTGTTCTGCCGGCAGATTAGGTTGTGTGTCATTCACGAATGTCGTATTCAATACAGAGATACCCACGTAATCATCAACAAAGTATATATCCGTACCGACGACATAATCCTGGGTAAATGCATTAATGTTTTCCACAATTGGTACATTTTCGCCAAAGGTATAGTTCGGCGGTATCGTAACGTCGGTAAAGGTTTCAGCCCTTGCACCTAGCGGTAGAACATTAAACAATCTTACGTTCGAAAATACACCAACGCCCGCAGGGTGAACAGACTTTTTAAGAGAAGATAACCAACGATTAATTGAATACGACGTAACGACTTCGTAAGAATACTTTTGGTAAAAATCAGAATCCTGAAGAACAATTGATTCTGATAATTGACCACTTACGCCAGTATAAACACCCTCTGTCGTTGCAATCGCACCATAGTTAATATTAAAATCGGCGCCAAAACCATCGTCGGTATCTATCTGAAATTCATTATCAAGAGACGCGATTGGCAAATCAGTCGAGTACGAAAACAGAACGTAGTCCTTAAGATATACTCTCTCTTCATTAGGGTTTGTTTCGATTATGTGATTTGGTGTATTACCTGCACCAAAGTTCGACATGCGAGTCGTAAGAATACCACCATTTTCATCAACAGACGAAACAAACGCAACAAAGGTAGCACCATCAAATTGAGCAAGACGGATGCGATCACCGACCTGGTAACCTTCACCAGGATTTGTAATTTCAAGACCTATAACTGATCTATAGATTTCAGCGCGAAGATTTGTATCGAATACAATAATCTCGTCTTGATCAATAAACTCGCCGGCAATATCGTTTGCAACAAGTGAAAGCTCGTATATTACTACGTCAGAATATATCTTACGCTCTACCTTAATAACCTTTGCAATACCAAGGTTATTGACCTGACGGATTTCCTTACCTAGGAAATCATAACCGTCGCCGGAAATCATCGATACACGAAGTTTCCTCTCAATGACCCATCTACCATCAGAAGGTTTAAGGACCTTATCCCAAGGATACCGAACTATAATCTGATCGTTTAATAACAGCCGAAAAAATGTTTCGATTGCCTCTTGTGTACCCTTTGATCTCCACAGATCGGTAATATAATAATAAAAGTCTCTTGGTGCTGATTCAAACTCTCGAGGAATAAACAGACCTAATTCTTGCTCAATCGAATCAAGAAATAGCTGATCTTGTTTTGTTAAATCTCTTTGGTATGGTAACGTATTTTGATAATAACCAGAACCATGAGAATCCTCGAGGTAATTAAAATATACCTCAATGAATTTAATAAGCTCAGGGAAATTTTCTCGGACATAGCCCGGTACAAACTGATCAAGCAGTGCCGATACATGAGGAGATAATTCTACGTTATTAAACATTGATCAATTATCTGTTTCTTGACGGTGAGGTATATTGTGTACCAGAGAATTCTCTACCTGCAACAATTGAATCAACCTCGCCGACAATATTGAGATTATTAATTGAAATAATATCATTAAATGTCGCCGCAATATCATACGAATCAGGATATGTCTCGATACGGATTGAAAGACCCTCAAAATCCGACGGAGCAAAATTATTAATAATGATTCGCGTATCCTCAATCACACCAGCGTTCTCTACGATAATTTCTCTGTCATCATTCGAGCCTCTGACAATTGAAACAATACGTGTTTCGGTATCATTATCATACGAGTCAATAAAGAAACATCTATTTTTATCTCCAATTGTAAACGTTGATGATGAACGAATAACGCGATCAGTTGACGGAAGTGCGTACAACGGAGTTGAAAAATCAATTGTGTATCTATTTGGAATATTTGGCGTAGGAGAAAATCTTTTTTCGAGATATACCTGAGAAAATGAATTCAGGATCGCTGAGTCAACAGAATCCACTACGTTCAGAAAGTTTGAGTACCGGAATACTCTTGAAAATTCTTCGAGATCATTATCGTTATATGATCTTATTGCATCACGCACTCTTGACTGTAACTGTGCAAGAGTAAAGTTTGTTGCTGAGGGGTCGTATTTGAACGAAACATCAAGATTAAGAAACAAAAAGTCAGGGTCAACAATTTCTGGTGTTACTGATGATACTGCTTTCGGAATCAATACATTATTCAATAACTGCGATTTTTCATTTTCGGATAAGATTGCGGTTTCTCGTGGATTCACCGACACAAAGATTTTACCATATACTGGCGGATCATTATCCTCTCCGCCCCATGCCTTTACAGACGATACGTTCGAGAAATTCTCGCGAATAATTGCCTCGTAGTCCTTAGGTGTGACACCACGATTCTGTGCAGCAAATGTAATCGGCGCATTTCGTTTGATTGATTCGATGGATTCCCTTTCGGCTCCACCACGGGCCCGCTGCGCAGTCGTGAGAGCAACTTCAGAATAACCAGAGATCGAATCAACCATTGAAAATATCTGAGCACCATTTGCCGCACCGCGCTCGGTGACACCATACTCAATTTCAATAATATTGCCGTTTTCGAGGGCAGAACCTACGTTGCCATCACCGAACGAAATCTCGTACAGACCATCAGGGGTTTCGTAAAGAAAATAAATGTTTGAGCCGTCATTAATTTCGGTAATAGATTTTGCAGGAACAAATACGGTTGATGTTGATGAATTCCTCGAATCAAACACCGTAACACGAATTGTTGACGTATCAACATTTTCATCGGGAATAACATATCGTTCGGATGACTGATTATCAAAGATATACTCAGCAGTTTTAAACCGCGACTGAACAATGCGAACATTCGAAAATGTCCTATCCGTTGACGTATATTCCTCGGTGGTCACAAATGTATATGTCGTATTATCAATTTTTGACCGAAACCGATGACCGCGAGGAATACGAATCAGCTCACCAATACCTGCATTGTTTACCGTAATATCCACGAATGCAACAGGAGCGGTCGCTGATCGTGGCATATATCCAAGCATTCGAGCATGACCGACAACAGAACCGCGAAACTGAGCCGAATTTAAAAATGTTTCATTCAGACCTACGTTTGCATTTACAGCATTATAGTGTGTCGCGTATGCAAGGAGATCAATGATTGAGGTGATTGCAGATCCCTCAAAATCATAATCTTGCAGTGTCTCCTGCGACTGCATGTACTCCTTCAGGTTTGCACGAATAGACTCGAAGTCAATATCCGTAACGTCAAGTCTTTTTGTATCTGTCATCGCAGTCTCTCTACTGAAAAATCAACTGATGTCACTGTTCTCTCGGGTGACTGTATTTCGACCTCAACGGATATATCAAGGGAATTCCTATCTGGTTGTCCATTTATATTAATGTTAAGGACGCGAACCCGCGGTTCGTAGTTTCGTAGTGCTGACCGAATCTGGTCAGACAAAAGTTGTTCTGTAATTGGATCAAAGTTCTCGAACAGCTGCTTACGAATATCGGATCCAAACTCTGGATCAAACGGTCGTTCACCACGGTTCGTAAGAAGAATATTCAGGACAGATTGCTTTACCGACTGAACTTCTTTTTTAAGAGCTATATCACCCGTAATCGGATTTGCTCGAAAGGCAAAGTCCAAATCTGTGTATGTCCGCTCCCTTGCGACTATATCTTGCGTTGCCATGATGTTATTTATACGAACCTACTGTGATACTGCCGCAGTATTTGCGTCACCCGGACCTGGTTGACCAGAGAATCGTCCTGCCGCCTCGACGGCTTCGGATATCGAGCGAGTCGGGAACCTTGGAATAACCTCAATATCTGAAAGACCAATTTCTTTCTCAAATGGCTCCTTATCTCCTGGCGGTGGCGGGCCATCGGGAACCACGGACGGCTGCGCAAGTTCCTTGACCTCTTCGCCGACCTTTACAATATTTGGTATATCTTCACAAAGATTTAGCGGTGTATTCAGCGGATCTCGAATAAACTGCTCGACATTTTCAATTACTCTCTCGACCGCAGGACCGGCAGCCTGATATGCCGCACGAATATCCAAAAGTTTTGCAATAGTACCGGCAGGATTTAGAAGTGCCTCTCGCGACAAAAGATTCTTAATATCCTCTTGGAGCCTTCTCTCGACCACGCCAGGGCTATTCTCGATTGCATCCTGGAGTGTCTCGACCTCAGATGCAAAATTCTTAATCTCGTTGATCGCGTTCTTGCCGCCAGTAACAGCCTGTCGAATTTTATCCTGCGTTTCATTAATCTGATTGACGACACCAGATTCACCGCAAAGTGACTCAAAAATATCAGCCATGACTATCCACCCGCAAATACATTTTCTGATCCAGCTGCCACACTGGTACAAGTAAGATCACCAACTCTGCCACAACCTTTACCATTCACAAAAACTGTACTTGATCCTTGCGAAATTGGTGTCGAGTGAGCAGGACAAGGTGACCCCGGAAGAAGATGTACAGTGTTGAGATCACCTTCTCTGCTAACACCAATACCGTTTACGAATACATTACCGGATCCTTGCGCTCGGACCATACCAGAACAATGTGCAACATCGGCGTCACCGATTCTTGTAACAGCAGGCATTTTATCCTTCTCCATAATCGTAATTGGCCATAAATGATCTCACAGCCTCTAGATCGTTCAGAACCTCGTGCGTGAGTATTGCACTTTCGGTTATTTCCTCAAGCGTCGTATCATTTACATACACCACCGTAACGTCATACTCTCTGAATATAAACTGATTTTGGTCTTGATCCAAATTATATAGATTTTGACCGCCAGGGAGATTATTAAAACCGACCACGGTAATTGGATCGGTTGTTCTATTACTTTCATCTGGTGGTACATATGTGAGAACGTCCTCGAACCCCGACAAATATTTTCCACTGATTGTAATACTACTTGTATCTGTCGTTATTGTAATAGGATCTGATTCTCCGGTTAAAGAGGCGGTAATTGATTGTATCGTAAATGTATCACCACCATTAGAGGATACTGATACACCAACTGTCTGAGTAAAATCCTGAGCGACAACGAACGACCCTTCGATTTCGGCACCCGAGAGTGGTGCAACAGTAGTTGTCGAAAATTCAATTGCCATTATTTGGTTTCTCTTGTCATTAATTCTTTCATCACATCATTTAGTTGTTCAATATACTCATGTTCCTCGTCTGTATGAGGTCCTTCCGGTATTTCGGGCATGAACATGATCAGATGATCAAACTCTTGAGGTATATCATCGTACTCAGTAAACGTATAAACCTCGTCGCTAATTCTAACCTTAAAAATGCCTTTCATCTGATACTCACTCTAAGGGTTCAGATCAATTGTCGGACCATCAATAGTAATTGCACCACCAGCAGTAATATCAACGGTCGAACCAACCTGCGTATTTTGTAGCCCACCAATGGTTTCAAGCATGTTCGAATCGGTATCAAACTCTATATTTGCTATCGATTCAAGTCGGTGTTTACCTTCCGTCGTCACGAGTCTTTGGCCAACCGTGGTGAGCGATTCATTACCTCTGATGACCCGAGCAGAATCGGCAAGGATTGTCTGTGAATGTTCACCTTTAATCGTCGTGTCTGATTTTTTACCCACAACGTTTGTCTCGTTACCATCAATCAGGATCCGCTGGTCACCACCAACATGAATCGAACGTTTCTCTAGAACGTTAGTAGACTCGTCTACAGTAACCTCTTTTACGTCCGACCCGTTAATTTTTGTCTCTCGATTGCCTTCAATGTATGTGTGCATCGAACCGCCAACCTCGAGCGTATAATCACCTTCGACATACTGACGCATATTACCTTCGACTGATACATTCAGGTCACCCTGGATATACATGTTCTGATCTTTAAGTGTAATATGGTATCCGTCACCGACAATCTTAACGGTCGTTGACCCGTCGTGGAGAATCTCGTGGTACGAGCCAGACTGATGAGAATTCGTAATCCTCGAGTTGTCCGAGGTCGAGTCATATTCCTCTAGCTGACCTGCCTCGAACTCACGGATCGAATTATATGGATATGCAGAGTCTTGTAATCCACGGAGGTCAGGCTCGTCCCATGTCGTCCGCTCGTATTCCTCATCGGGCACTGTTGACGATACGGTGGGTACCTGATATTTCTTTGCCTGCTGCACCTTTGTGACGCGATTCTCCTTACGCGCCTCATATGTCGGATGCTCGGTCCAACGGTCCTCGTCCGTCACCAGTGAAAGGTTCGAATCACCTTCTTCTGGTGAACCAGTCCACCGAGGGTTTACACCAAAGGGATCCGAAAAGCCTTTATTATAGTCTGGACGCTCCGCATCGACAGCCGGAAGAGAGCCGATTACCAACGGATCCTGTAGGTTATGATCCATATACATGACGACGACCCAAGTTCCCTCGACCAACTGCGAGAGAGTCGACCCTGACGTCGAAACATTAGGTGGTTGCATTACATATGACCAGGGCAGAGTCTCGATAGGTATATCTGCCTTTCGGTCGTCTGAATGGACCGAGAGAACACGGACACGAACACGGCCCATCTTAAATGGATCATTCCGATCCTCAACAACACCAACATAAAACTGATTCATCATAAGGAATTAAAACTCCGGCAGTATTGGGTCAATTGGTTTACCTGTTGAATTTTCCTCGACGAGCGGATCAAGCTGAGCGAATTCGCCAATACCATCACGAATCAGTTCAGCAGACATTGTATATTCACCGTTCTGAATATAATGTCGCAGTGACGCGACAATATATTTACCAGAATTGACCTTGTCGTTCTTCTGATCCTCTGGTGACAACGCAGGCGAAAATTTTGGAATCGTATACTCGACCGCCTTACCGACACCAAATGGTTCACCTGAATCAAGGACATACGCGATCGAATCAATATATACCTTCAGCATTGTCGTCGCATGTCTGTGCACATATGAATTCAGAATCGAAAGGTCGAGATCTTCAATTGAACTGAGGTTAGGAAAATCCGTATTGAATGCATACTTGTTTCGGTGGAGGTAATAATTTTTTGTGTCGTATATTTCGTTCACTGGGATACCGCCGACAGTAAAGTCCTTGGTAATCCATTCGCCTGATATTGTCGGTGCCTCTTTCTTAAAGTCAAATTCGACCTTTTGATATTCACGCGTCGATGGATCGGCAATCGTGACATATGATCCATACGCACCCTTGTTGATCTGGTCGTATGTATTATATGCCCGAGTCGTCGACATATCATATACCGTACCGCGTTCGTCTAGTTTTTGTCTGCTCGCTTCGCCATCCTGGTCGGTATTTGATGGCTTTTTTGGTTTCAGTTCAACAATTGGCTCACGCGAAAACATCTCACCAAGTGATTCAAGACGAACCTCGTTCGGATACAGTGATTCATACACAAAGAGCGGTGTGTTGTCCTCGGCAATGACATTTTTACGAATCATATCGGCTGCCTGGAGAGGCTTCATATAAGGGAACACAACGTTATGTGAGGTCTTTGCCTCGGATGCCACATTCAGTTCGGTATTCAAATAATCAGAATAGATGCCGGAGATAATTTCGTCACCGCGGCCACGATATGATCTTGAGAACAGAGATGTTGCATTACGCATCTGCATTTCCGATGTGATCGTAAGGTCATAGACACCAAAGCCGTCACGGTTCCTTGAGATATTTGCGACCTTCGTGATAAGAAATTCGCGAGTTGTTTTCTTTTCGTCGCGTTCCCATTTTAACCGCAGCCGCTCCTGACCAACAAAGGGAAAATCAGACAGCATATCCGAGTTATCAATGAGCGTCAATTCACCATGGATGTACGGAAAATAAATTGATTCGTACAGAGACATTTCGGTGATTGTACCGGTAATGTCAAATAACTGACCATCGTGTGTCTGAATTTCAACACCAAATGCACGGACACCATTCGGCGTCGTACTTAATAAATCCTGTGTACTCATGCCATCTCGCGTTCAAATTGTGCAGCAATATCGTAAATAAATTGTGGTCGAATTACTTTGATTCTTGAATATTCTTCGTTTTTATCACGCTCGATATCCTCGAACGTCACCTCGTTGACACCCTTATACCATGGAACACGGTTACCGTCAACGTCGAGATAAAATGCAGGAGCCTTTGCGGCAGGAATTACCGACTCGACCTTTGCTGCAACAAGTGTATCTCTACCTATGACGTAATCGGTATTGTCGCGCCAGATATTACTGTCCTGCCAAATGTTATCGTTGACCTCATTCCAAAGACCTGTAAGGAGAACCCATACCTCCTCTGGGTCATTCAGTACGTCAAACTCGTCCATCGACACAGGCTCACAGTGGATATAACGAAGCGACGGATACTTATTCAGGATACGGTATACGTTGTTAATATCATATGCAACAATTTCACCGACCTCGAATTTACCGACCAGATCGTCGACTGGATCAATAATGAGTGCAACGCCAGGGTATTTTCGATCAAGAAATTTCTTAAATGCCTGTTCAGATTTTACTGAATTTTTCCATGTATTGATAATCTCTGCATTCAGAATTGGAATTGTCCAATAATAATCCGGAGTACCATATAGTTCATTCGAGATCGTATCAAACCGCTCGTCGCCTCGAGCATTATAATATGTGTAAAATGACGCATCGTCCGCAAGCCTTGAAAAGATTGCGGTATAGTGTGAAATGTTTGTCAGATTTTTTGAAACGGTATCCGAAAGTGGATATGACGATTTTTGAAACTGTGTAAAATATGGCATTCTTAGAAACCTTCCTCGACGAGCGATCTTGAAATCGGCCGAAGTTCGGTAAATGATAGTTCGAGTGTCGTCTCGACGGGTTGATTACTGCGAGTACCTGCGAAATCACCTACGGGTTGTCCTGCGCGGTTAAAAAATGACATCGAATTCGGATTGTATGTCACACCCACAGAAGTGCATGCAACCTCGGGCATGCGGATAATATCATCTGATGACTGTGAATATGATATTGCAAACGTATCGGGGAATTCGTATTCAAGTGTATTTAATTCCACCGGATACGCTGCTCTTCGAAAAAACTTAATAATTAACGGTATCGTATCCGCCTCTTTTTGTGACTGAGGGAGAAAAGAGAACGAAAACGAGAAC